GAGATATATCTGCTCCAGCCTGTCTCTCGGCCAAACGAGATCCAAAGTCCTGACCTCTTAAAGCAGATGCTTCAGCTAGGCTTGCCAATGGGTCTGCCGCTCTTTGTGCCAGGTTAAGCTGTAAATCCTGATACTGCGGATCATACTGCTGGCGGACTTGAAGTAATTGGTCCTGAAGTCCTGAGTCTGCCATCGCTCCGACATAATCCCTTGCGGATTTACCGGCATCAAATTCAGGTAAAGCGGGAGCATCTTTTCCCCCGCCAAATAATTTATTAATGAAGAACGATGGGACTCCCGAAGAGTTTACTGGCTCTCCAGCCCCACCGGCTTCCCTGAGCATCTCCGCCTCGTCCTCGTTAATGTATGCCAATCCTTCCCCTTGTGGGGCGGCCATGTTTAGAAGAGTTGCCGCTTGTTTTAATGGGTCTTCAGGTGCATAGGATTTCATCCCTGAATCCATCATCTTCCCGCTTGCTCCGGACATTCTTAAAATTTCTCTCTCCGCTGGATTGATCATGGCTAATTCCTCGTCCTCAAGATTTTGAGCTTCATACCTTTTCATGGCCGCATCAAAGCCCGGATCTTTTACCGACCTCTCGGTGAAAATAACGCCTGAGTCGGTCACTTGTCGTCCGAACTGATCGGTGTATGTTTTTGGTGAGCCTAAATTTAAAAGCCTCTCTATGAGTCCGTAATTTTCGTATTCTTTCATATTAGCTCTTTATAATATAATTTAAAATGATGGTCGGCTGAACATTGTTATGGGCAATCCCTCCTCCAGTTGAACCCGAAGTACCAGTGTCATCTGTTGCCGCCTCGAAAGAGGAATCTCCTCTAGGTAAACTACCTGAAGCCGGTACGCTATGTGTATGAGCGGGCATTTCTGAAATTGACAAGGTATGAGTTTCTGCCCCGCCTGATGCACCTAAAATGTCCCCATCTAGGCCGCCCGTTTGACCAGTTAATCGATTCGCAGATGTACCGCCCATGTCGTCCTGACCCGCAATAACACGACCCCGAAGATCGGGTAAACTAAAAGTGGTTGAACCATCCCCCGCGCCATAGGTAGTTCCTATAATAGCAAATAGTGCGGATTCCGTGGTTCTACTTTTTGCAGACCCATCGCATAAAAAATATCCTGTCGGAGCTGAAGATCCCGCATAAGGTAGTACTGATCCCGTTGGCATTAAGGTACTGATTGCACCAGCATCCAGCTTCGCTGAGGTTACCGCTCCATCTTGGATTTTAGCAGTTATAACGGAATCCGCCGCTAACTGTGTAGAGGTAATCCCAAGGTCTTTTACTTTCAGCTTGCTCGAGGCAAGTGTTAAAGTTGAATCATCTGTCGTAGCACTGGCCGAGGTAAATGTTGCCTGGTTTGCAATGTCGTTAAGTTTGGAGGCCGTTACCTGATCTCCGCTACTAAAAGTCTGTCCTGTTGTTATTACTCCCATTTTTTAATCCTTATGAAATACTTGTTGTCGAACGATCCGTTATTCGTGCATCTATTTTGGCGGCCCGAAGATAGGGTCTGCCCTCTGTTGGTTGAAAATCTGCCTGAATCCCAAAGCCTCTTTTTCTGATCCCCAGTCTGATCGATGAGTCTTCATTGGCCGGTAAGGTTGAACCAATCAAAGAAGAGACCAATGTGGACGAAGTGGTTGAATCGGGGTCTTCCGTTATGAAACTGATGTTACCATCCGTAATTGTTTCCTCACCGCTCTTAATATGAAACTCTGCACGGCTGAACATTTTACGATCCAATTGATCGGCATCGTATTGGCGAGTGGTAATCTGAGAGACTACTGGTATTGTCTGAGAAACCGCTTGGCCAGCAGTCAGCGAAACCACATCCCCGCCCTCAAATCCATCCACTTTATGCACCCCGCCTTCTTCGGTTGATACATATAAAGAATTTTGAGCGCCTTCCCGACCGACTAATAATTCACGAATTGCAAACTCGGTTGAATTAACAGTGTCAATGCTTTCAAATCCGCCGTTAATGAAATTGTAAACAATTATAGTATTAAGTTTTGTGGCATTGCCAGCACCCACTGACGAATCAATCGGCAATGCAATCCAATACCGGTTGTTGAAATAAACTGCACAGCTTAAATGGGCATAGTCCTGATTTATTCGGTCGATATACGGCTGTATGGTTTCGGATATTGGTGTGCCGGTTCCCCGTAAATTATACTCATCAAGAAATTCTACACTGTAAATGCCTTGGTCAGATAAAAACATTATTTGATTTGCCACCTGAACCACTGACTTTCTTGCCGAGCATCCGATTTCAGTAGTTACCACATTGGATTTTACATCAGCTAAAGATCCGCTGATTCCAGTCATCAGATGAATGGATTTTCTGTTAAATATTACCAGGCTATCCTTGGTGAATGGAGTAAGCTGAACTGTGAAGTCACTCTGTCCGGCAGTCGGTCTGAACTGATTTCCGATGACATCGAATGTATTAAAATCCATGATATCCGATGCCACGATCTCATCTCTTATTTCTCTATCTGCTGGCGTAGTGGCCGAAGTGTACCAATATGGGAGCCATAGCCTTCTTTCATGTACAACGCCCCAAGGGGCGGCGGGTTGATGAATAAATCCTTTTCCGATGGCCAATGGTTTGGATACTGTGAGGCTAGCCGATCCATCCACCACATTTAAATTAAATGTAAACTGATTAACTGTGGGGGCTGATGTTACTCGGACTGATTGGTCCACTGATCCATCGAATGGAGATGCTCCCGCCTGAATGGTTAAAGTATCCCCAGCGGATAGGCCATGAGTGGTGACATCCATTGTGACCTCCCCGTTGGAGGCTGTCGCAGTTGTGTCCGTCAGATATACCGGTGCGGTATAAGTCCCATTTGCCACTTTAGTAAAGTCATCAAAATATTCAACCTTTGCACCCGACACATTAAAAGTAGCAGTCTGTTCGGTCTCTTTAGTTACTGTAAAACTTGTTGAAGATACAACAGTTTTAACCTGGTAACAGTCATTTGGATTCTCCGTATAATTTCCAAATCCGCTAAGAGTTACAAAATCATTTACCACTCGGTTATGATCTGAAGATGTATTAACTGTGATTGTATTTGAAGTCTGAGAGGCAGAAGATACCTCGATCAGATTTACTTTAGGGGATGCTTCGAGGGTAGTCTGATTTGTGCGAAAGATAAACATCTTACCAAGTCCCTGAGTCAGGTTAACAGGTCCATCCACGGACTCCCCACCCCCGTCATACCGACATTTAAAAAGTGCGGAGTCCTTCAAACGAAAGATTATACAGACTGAATCGGTTGCGGTTAAAATATAATCATCGGAATCGGATGCCGCATCGGAGAAAACTGCCGATCCAAATACCTCATTCACTCCATCATCGTTGAGGGTAAAGTTTAAAGTGGTCGAGATGGCAGTCCCAGCAGAAACCACGGATGTGTTCCCTACTCCCTCGCCGTTAATACTGAATACAGTATCAGATCCGGCATTAGCGTAGGTAATTGTCTTAGTCGTAAAATTTACCGAAGCTAAAGTCTGTGTTCCGTTTGCCGAGGAGTCCAGGTCGGCCACATGAATATTATCTCCTGGTATAAAAGAAAGGGATGGCGTTTCATTCAAAACAATAGTTACAACTCCGCTGTTTCGCTGGGCACTTTGAATAGTGTACGGCAATCGAATCGAATTTGCACCCGATGTGATTGCTCCAAATAGAGTCGATAGTCCTTTGCGGGGTTGCCATGTCCCATCATCGTTCATTCGGCCATTCTTGGACAGAGCGACCTCACCAGGCTTCAACTGATTAGGGCGAAGTCGGGCATTCATCCGTAAGAAGAATGTATCTCCTTCAGTGATGAATTTATCATCTAGTTTCCCGTATGAACGATACCGGCTCATTTCTTCTTAACCTCCTGATAAAGTTTTATGGACATATAGACCAATGTCACGAGTCCGACCGCTATTCCGATCATGGAGTCAAAGGTGGATAGACCAAATGTGGCCGCCGTCCCGCTCATTCCTAATACTGATGCTCGATCAATCATCATCTGCGGGGGGATGGCCCAAAATAAAATCCCAAAATACAGGGGAGGATCGTGAGGTTTCCCATAAGGGAGATGTGTCCAGTAGAAATTGTGATTGGGTCTTGGCTGGCTGGCCATGAGACAATGCCGAAGAGGAACTCGGTCCTACCTTCGCCGTTTGCATTGGTAAAGGTGACGAGTTCTTGGGTCGGGAAGAGTGTACACAGGACAATACAAGCACACATGGAACTAACGCCAATAGTCGCCAATAATTTTCTCGTCTTTGAGGCCGTTTCGGCCTGGCCTGAGTTTGCAATTTGCTCTTGTAGTTTAAGAAAGTTTTCATTCCCCCTACTCTCTCGAGCCATCTCCATATCATACTTTTGCTTGCGGCTCTCAAAGACCATACCAAACACGCCTTTAAGGATCGCACCCATCGCTGTACTACCCCCGCCGGTAAGAAACATTGCAATAAGTTCACCCATTTCATTTCCTCTCCATCTTCTCGAAGATTTTCTTAATATCTTCCCGCCGGTCCTCGCAGACTTTTGTCAGATGATCGATGTCCTTAATTTGTCCGGCATGGGAGATTTCTATTTGTCGAACCCGTTCCTTCATGTCATCAATCTCCCACTTATTACGCTTGATAAAAAATGCGAGGATGGAAAGAGCGACCCCCAATCCGGCAAACATATAGTGTGTAATATCCATGTCACCTTGCGACTCCGTACCTTAATTGCTCTAAAAGCTCTTCTTGCTTGTTTGCTTGTTTTTCTAAAAACAATAGTCGCATATTCTGCTCGGCATCGTCAGGTAATGCGCCCAACTCACCCCTTGGCCATTTGACTCTGAACTCGCTGTTCATATCGACCTCGTGGTGGATGCGGACATTTTCATTTCTAAGGTCATCAATGTCTGATTTAATGGTAACAAAAGAGTAGACTGCAACCGCCACGGCAGAAATAGTTTTCAACATGAAAGCGACATTCGCCTTCACAACTGAATCCTCTCCTATCGCCTCTTTTTCCTCAGTTGCCATTAGATAGGATCAGGATTAGTCCACTCGTCCGTGGCTAACACTTCTAATATTTCAGCGTGTGTGTATTCGGTTTTACCACTTAAAAAGGAGGGTTGGTCACCTTCGTACTTAACGAATGTTTTAGTCCCATCTACAGAGTATCTTAAAGTATCAGCAGAGGTTTCTGCCACTTGGTCAAAGTCTACACTTGCTACTTCGTCAGAATTTATTATGCAGTATGTTCTCATTATGATGGTACGCTAGTTGAATACGCTGTGCCGTTTATTAAAGTCATATTATTACTTGAGCTACTCATGTCGTAGACAGTCGTTCCTGAGTGTGCTTCTATTCCATCACCCATCCTGTACCAAGCTACAGGCGACAAAGACATAACATTGTCAGGTGTACCTGAGCTATATAAAGTAGTACGCTCGGATGAACTTAAAACTTTATCGTAAATTGAAACTTCATCCATCTTTCCATCATACCAACCTGTGGTGTTTCTAAAAGTGCCGAAGAAACTAGATGTTCCAAAGTTTGCTGTGTTTGCATCAGAGTCAGTAACTGAAGCCCATTCCGTATTGTTAACAAAAATCTTGATGGTAGTACCTTCACGCTGGCAAAGAACATGATACCATGTACCGCTACTGATAGTATTAGTGGACTCCGCTCTTGCATCAGCTGAACCTCCTGACCACTGTCCCATCTGAAATCTCAAAATATTAGTATTACGAATACTTAAGTTAGCATAATCCTGATTAGCTGAACTATCCCCTAAATAAAAAATATGGTGAGTCACGCCTGTCACATCCGCATTAAACCACAATGAAATAGAAAAATCACCTGTGCCTAAAGTCGAAGGATTAAATGTGGATGTGGAATAATCATTAGTACCGTCAAAGTTTAACGAGTAACTGTTATTACCTGACCACCCAGATGCACCATCACTCTCGTACCCTCTCCAATTAGCACCATCGTATATGATGTAATTATTAGTATCCGTTTCAAAATAAGCATCACCTGTCGAGGGACTACCTGGACGAGTGGTTGAAGTGGTTGTTGGAATTGTAGTTGGCATAGCTATTAAATAGGTTCGTTACTTGACCACTCATCCGTTGCTAGAATTGCTAGAATTTCTGAGTGGGTGTATTCTTGTTTACCGCTAAGGAAGGATGGTTGGTCACCCTCGTACTTAACGAATGTTTTAGTACCATCGACTGAATATCGAAGTGTATTTGGAATTGTTTCAACCACTTGGTCAAAATCTACGCTAGATACCTCGGATGAATTTATTATGCAGTATGTTTTCATTATGGATGAAGTGTAGTCGAGTATCCCATACCATTAGGTGCTGATGCGTTGTTTGAACCAAATGAATCATTGGTATTATCTTCAGCACGATAAAGTGAAATTAGTTTGTTAGGATTATAATTTCCATTATATACCCCATTCATTTCTGAAGCACTTAGTGCAGTATTAAAAATAGCTACATCATCTTGAAGTGTTCCTGATGGGTTATACTTACTTACAGTTGAGTTGTAGAGTAGACCGCCAATTACTAATTGATACCCTCCGTTGTTGTAAGCTGAGTAAGAACCGTTACTAACATTTGAAGTACTAGTCTCTAAATTTCCGTTCAGATATAACTTTATACCTGTGTGAGATTTTGAACCATCATATGTACATCCAACATGATACCATGTATTACCGCTAGCTGCTGTCGAATCTATACCAATCCAAGAGCCAGATGAATCACGAATCTGTAGCTCAAATTTTCCACTTCCGTTATTTACGGCAAACAATATTGAAATGCCTGTACCACTTGGGTTCGCTTGAGTAATAAATCTTGTACCATCTCCACTTGTTGGCGAACTAGCAGTTCTCACCCAAGTTGACATACTGAATGGACTGTCGTTAGTGCCGTCACCGAATGTAAACACACCACTACTATTCGATACTGTTAGTAAGTCATCCGTTCCATCAGGTTCAAAACTCTTTGTGTTCGCCCCAAAATTAACACCGTCATTATTATACCCACGCCAATTCGCACCATCGTAAACAATTATGTTCTTTGTGTCTGTTTCAAACGCAATGCGACCTTGTACTCCTGTAGGTCTAGTTGAAGATGTTGTTGGTGTAATTGTACTCATGTTTATTAAGAATCGTTATTATAAATGTACCAAGCAGTTCCGTCATATAGATATAAATCATCCGTATCAGTTGCTTGTTCAAGTGTGTAAGCAGTAGGTGTGGATGCTAATATAGTAGCTTCCGTATTGGTAGCTGTGATAAGAATAGGATCACTAATATCGTAGTTATATATGAACCAAGCACTACCGTCGTAAATGTAGTAGTAACCTGTATCTTCACCGAATGCGATGTTAACCTCTCCGCTTGGATTAGTAGGTGTGCTTGAAGTAATATTAGCTTCAGTGTCTCTTGTGGTAACATTAAATATAGCTACTGCATTTAAGAATGTTCCGCTAATGTTTGCAGTCGTAAATCCACTAGAAGCTAAAGTAATTCCTGTGACTCCAGCATTCGTTGTAGCTGGGTTAGTTAGGGTAAATGTAATAACAGTATCTGAACCTGTTGGTACGCTTTGACCGCCAGCAACAGTAAGAACTAATGTACCACTTGACTGAGTCCAATCTGCACTTGAACCAAAGATTGCCGCACCAGCACCTCCAACTGTTAATGAACCACTATCTGCTGTCTGCGATCCTGTTAGCCCAGCTATAGTTAAAGTAGAACCAGCACCTATGGATGCAGATGGATTAACTGTGAAAGTAAAAGTGTTATCATTACCAGCACCATTACCTCCATTCTCAAGAGTAGCAGTATCAAAAGTACTTGGCGGTGCAGTAGGACTGCCTATGACTCCCAGACCAAATGTTGGTAAGACGAACATTAGGAAGCTGTGTCTCCAGCTAAGACAAACACATCATCAGCGTAAGCAAGCAAACTAGCAACTCCGTACTGAGCATTGATTTTGGTGTGGGACTGTCTGTTGTTGATCGTAGTACTAGATGCACTAAAGCTAACCTGACCGGCACCTTTCTGTACGAACGAACAATTAAATCCAGCACCTAATCCGCTTGGGACTGTAACAGTTACTGCTGATGCTTTATTCATAACTACGACTTTACCATTGTCACTTGCAATCAGAGTGTAGTCATCTGTTTTGTCGTTTATACTAGCATCAAAGTCTTCAATTTTATTCCCGCCTAAATCGACTGTACCGCTAGAAACTGCAAGTACATTTGTATCAGCAGTTCCAACTGTTTTCGTGGCCGCATCGCCTAACCCCAAGTTCGTTCTTGATGTCGATGCACTAGCAACATCAGATAAATTATTGGATGCCTGGAGATCTCCTTGCGGAGCCGCCGCAACTAGGTTACCAACTGTTACCTTTTTGGTTGTACCTTGAGGCGAACCGGTAGTGTCTGTCACATCGGTGATTGGAATGAGAGATGATATACTCGGAGTTGCACCGAGTGATGTAAGCGAGGATATGCGTGAATTAGCCATGATATTTAAAATTCAAATTGAAGATAAGATCCGTCCTCGGTCTGCAAGAATGCCCTAGACTCAGTAAGTAAAGCATTATTGACAATAGGTACTGGTCCGACTGCGTTGTCCGCATCGGTGTCACCTATAAGAAGTCCTAGACAGTTAAAGGGCATTATTCTTTATAGGCTAGACAGGCTCCACTCGCTAAAGTGAAGCTGGTGCATTCGCCGTAAATTACCTGACCCTGTGCGAAGGATGTTCCGTCCGAAATCAGAGCAGATACATTCTCAACCTTACCGGTGTATGCCGAGAGAACGGAGTCCTCGGTGAATTGAATTGATGTAAAATTGCCAGTGTGGGCCGCTGTATCATTGGCGTATAAACTTCCGCCGGCTCCCATAGCATTTCCGATATTTACTGATCCTAGTCCCATAATTATGTAGTAGTTAAAATGTTTACTCCGAACGAATAGCTCGGATATGTATTGACCGATATTTTATTCATCCCCTCCAGCCTCTCGACTCGGTCGATTTCGAGGGCTAAGGTTTCTTCGGCCATCTGCTCCTGTTGGACCGCTTTTTCCAATTGGCCATCTGCCTTGTAAAAATCAGCAACAGTTGCGAGTAGTAAGTAACGCTCGAGGAATCTTGGAAGGGTTGAAGTCTCCCCTACTCCATCCCCATAGCTTGACGGGGTTACCTGGTTACCCTGAACGAAAACAGATGTGTCATTAGCATCCGCTTTTAAAATTAAATACCCATTGATCAATTGATATTCCAATTTGATCGCCTGGCGATCTGCCAATGGGTTTTTATTGAAAACCGCAAAGACATCCATGATGTCAGAGTCGTTATCAATCTGAACCGCTTTATCTGCAACCAATGGCGAGGCAATTGCCGCCACTGATTTTTCTTTCAGTGTCATCAATTCCGGCCATTGAGCGCGTGTCCATGCTCCCTTGACCCGATCATTCAATGAGTTCTTAAATGCTGTTTCCTCGACCGAAAGCAAAGAGTCCACTCCGATTGCGGAAGTGAATCTATTTTTAAGCTCGGTGTAGGTTACAGTTCTCACGATCCAATAACTGTCTCAGGATTCTTTTTTGCGAAGTCACGGCGATATTCCGAATCGGACATACAACCAGGTCGTTCCTGTTCATGCCTTAAAAAAGTAGCGGAATCGATTGCGGAAACTAAACGAAAGTCACCCGAACCTTTTACCTGTTGGGCGGCCTTGCGTGTTTCCAATGAGCGTTTCCGATAGCCGGCTTTTTCACGCTCGGCATCCCGCTTAACTTTTTTTGATAAGTAGTGGGCCATCTCCTCACCGGACATTCCACCACTTCTTTTCCCACCTTTTACTATGATATTAAGACTCATATTTTAAAAAGAAAAAAGGGGGACCGAGCTAACCAAAAGAAACTCGATCCCCCCACCACACTAATCAAATATAGATGAAACTATATAAACTTAAACTATACTGCCCAATGCTCTCGGGTTAGTTACCCTCAAGGTAAGCATCGCCTCAGAGAAGGCCCGTTTTCCAGCACCATTGTCAGGAAGATCCTGAATTGTGATACCTTCCAAGAATTTCAAGCTAACAGTGTCATCACCTGGTATTAAGTAACCACGATCTGTGTTAACTGTACCTTCAACTGTATCAGTACCACTTGCAGAACCATCCACACGACCTAAGAAGAGGTCCGGTATGATGTTTATCGTAGAGTAGTCAGATACATAAGTGAGGATCGAACGAACAAGAGTTTTACCACTTACATCCTGATCGAAGCTAAAGTTACCATCAGCAACTGTTGAACGAGTGTAATCAGTAATTTTGTTCATTACTGCTGGTCCGCAGAAAAGGTTATATGTACCTTTAGAACCGGCGGCAGTGTAAACAGCTTGAAGCAATCCACGGAAAGCAGATTCAGTCAAACTAGCAAGACTTACACGGGAACCACTTACTGCACGGAATGCTTG